AACCAATGAAAACACCAACAAACATCGGCGGCAACAACCTGGTCACGTGGCTCCAGAGCGCAACGGAAATCCGCATGGCCGATCTTTATACGATTACTCTCAAGAACGGCGCTGCGCTACGTTACACAAGCTGGGACACAAATTTGATGGTGCTGGGAAACACATTTCTGACTGGCCCGCCGAATATCGCGCGATCGGCAATTGAAGAAAAGCTTGGAATGGACGTGGCAACGCTGGAAGTAACAATCGAAGCCAGCTTGTCTGAAGTAATCAATGGCGTGCCCATACTGCAGGCGATCGGGCAAGGACTTTTTGACGGCGCGGCATTTCGTATTGATCGCTTGTTCATGGATTCCGCTTCAAACCAGATCGGCACTGTTGTGAGATTTTCCGGCTTTATTGGCGCACTGGACGAACTTACGCGGTCTTCTGCAAAGCTTTCTGTGAATGCGGGCACAGCTTACTTGAGCATGCAGCTTCCAGCGCTGATTCTGCAGCCCGGCTGTACGAACACTCTTTTTGACGCACGCTGTGGACTGATCAAGGCCAGCTTTGCTGAAGCGAATGTGGCGCAGGCCGGAAGCACGATTAATAAACTGCTTTCGAGTTCCGCCAAAGGAGATGGCTATTACGACAATGGGCAGCTCGCGTTTACATCGGGAGCGAATGCGGGATTGGTGAAAGCGGTGAAGGCTTACGCTGCACAGCAATTTACATTTAACTCTCCGCTGCCGTTTGCTCCAAATGCCGGAGATGCATTCACGGCTTATCCGGGATGCGACAAGACTCAGGCCACCTGCGCCAGCACCAAATTTTCCAATCTGGTGAACTTTGAAGGCTTTCCTTACGTGCCGGCGCCGGAAACCGCCATTTAGAAAGGATCGCGCAATGCACAGACTCACAACAGAGCAGCGGAGCAGTATTGTGCGCGCAGCGAAAGAGTGGCTGGGCACGCCATATCACCATCATGCGCGTGTAAAAGGCGCGGGCGCAGATTGCGCCATGTTTCCGCTGGCGGTGTATCAGGAGTGCGGCGTTTTGCCGCGAGAATACAGGCCGCCGCAATATTCGGTCCAGTGGCATCTGCACCGAAGTGAAGAACTTTACTTGAATGAAATTGAAAAGTTTGTGGTGGAAATCAACGCACCGCCGCGCCCCGCTGACTTTGTTGTGTTTCGATTCGGGCGGACATTTTCCCATGGCGCCATCGTGGTGGAGTGGCCAGTCGTGATCCATGCCTACATTCCCCACGGCGTTCTTTTGAGCGATGCGTTGCGGGATGGCGAACTGCTAGGAAGGGAACATAGATGTTTTGAAATGCGGCCAGCAGCATCGGAAGCGGCGGGTCGGGCGACCGACGATTTGCGGCTGACAATCACCTTATAAGAAGAAGACGAAAAGATGAGGGTCGACATATGGCTTTGATGGGCGGCAAAGGCGGCGGAAAGAATGCGCTTGCGGCAAAACCGAATCTGCTTTCCGCTTTGCGCGTGCAAACCAGCTCCTATGGGCAAGTCATTCCGATCGTCTATGGGCAGAACCGGATCGCAGCACGGTTGATCTGGGCTGGTGATTTTCAGGCCATTCCACACACCAGCACTACAAAAGTCGGGGGCAAAGGGCTGGGTTCCGGCGGTGGCAACGCAATCAGCAACACCACTTACACGTATCAGACAGCGGTAGCAATGGCGCTGTGCCAGGGGCCGATTCAGAACATTCACGGCGTCTGGGACACGAAAGGAAAATTGACGCTGATCACCGCAACCGTCCCTTTTACAGTTCCGGGTGGCGGTGGGGGAATCACCGTGACCCCTCCTGGTACAGGGATATTCCATTCGCACAGAGGTGTGGGGCGCGGTGATGCATGGAGTATCAGCCCAAACGATTTCGGCTCGGATGGCCCATTCAATATTTCCGGCACGCAGCAAACGCCGATGACGCAAGTCGGCAGCTCGCCAGGCGCGGGACAGTTCACGCAATCCGGCGCGGTGTTTACATTTTCCGCTGCCGATGCAGGCAAGGTGATGACCATCACCTATGTGTATTCTGTTCCGGATTCCAACTCAAACGGCCAACCGCAACAGAAATTAAGTCTCACGTTGTTTCTCGGCTCGCGACCGCAGACGCCGTGGAGCTATCTCACGTCGCAGCATCCCGGACAGGACCTTGGCTACAACGGCATCGCTTATGTCGCGGCGTCCGCCATGGATCTGGGCGAAAGCGGCACGCTGCCGAACCTGAGCTTTGAAGTGCTGAGCGGCATCACGTTTGGCGCGGGCATTGCCGATGCAGAGCCTTCAGTGATCATCGCCGATCTGCTCGCCAACCAGTTTTACGGATTAGCCGGCGCGGTTGCTCCCGGCGATCTCACGCAGTACCGGAATTTCTGCACTGCCAATGGACTGTTTCTTTCGCCTGTGCTCGATGCGCAAAAAGACGCAAGCGCCTGGATACAGGAAATCCTTGACGTGACCAACGCAGCGGCGGTGTGGAGTGAAGGCGTTCTAAAAATCATTCCTTACGGTGATACGACCCAGGTAGGCAACGGGGCAACTTTCATTCCGAACACCGCACCGATTTACGACCTCACTACGTCTGATCTTCTGACTGCAGTGGTGATCAAGCGGCCATCCGTATCGGACGTGATGAATTCGGTTTCGATTGAATTTGTCAATCGCTCCAACGATTACAATCCAGACGTGGCTGAAGACAAAGACGAAGCCATGATCTCGCTTTATGGTTTACGCAAGGCGTCGCCCGTTCAGGCGCATTCCATCACCACCAACACGGTGGCCAAGTTCGCGGCCAATTTGTTGCGCAAGCGATCAGTGGAGATTCGCGCCACGTACACATTTTCTCTGGGCTGGCAATTCAATTTGCTGGAGCCCATGGACCTGGTAACGCTCACCATCCCGGAACTTGGCTACAACAAAAAGCCGGTGCGAATTACGGCGATGCGCGAAGACGATTCCGGCAAGCTGGAAGTTGATGCCGAAGATTTCCCTTGGGGTACGGCGACGCCAACGCTCTATCCACATCAGGCGGGCTCAGGGCTCATCACGCAAGCCAATTCAGATCCCGGCGCGGTGAGCACGCCGATTATTTTTGAGGCCAATGACCGGCTCAGCTTAACTGGAAATTATGAAGTGTGGCTTGGAGTTTGCGGGCCAACGGTTGCAATCACGGGAGTAACCTATCCTACACCGCCGCCACCTTTGCCGCCTTCTCCAATCCAGATCACGGCCAACAATCACGGCTATAAGACAGGACAGAAAATCATCATCACAGGCGTTGGTGGAGTAACCGCGGCAAACGGCAACTGGACCATCACCGTGATCGATCCAAACACTTTCACGCTGAATGGTTCTATCGGCAGCGGCACCTATACATCGGGCGGCGTAGCGGTCAACCTGGATTGGGGTGGCTGCCATGTGTGGATTTCTCCGGACAATCAGAATTACCTCCAGGTGGGCGCCATGTACGGCCCATCGCGCATGGGCGTGCTCACTGCACAACTTGTTTCTTCGGCCGATCCTGACACCACGCACACGCTGGCGGTCGATCTTACGCAATCCACGGGGATTCTGAATTCCGGCACGCAAGCAGACTGTGATAATTTCCGCACGCTTTGCTATGTCGATGGCGAACTGATCAGCTTTGAAGACGCCACGCTTACCGGATCGTTTAAGTATGACCTGGGCGCGCACGGCGCGGCGCAGACCATCACTGGCGCAACAAACGCCAGTCCGATTCAGATCACCATAGCCAACCACGGCCTCGGCACCGGCGAAACTGTAGTTGTGGCCTCAGTCGGCGGGAATACGGCGGCCAATGGAACATGGGTGATTACCGTCACGGGAGCCAATACTTTCACGTTGAACGGATCTACCGGCAACGGCGCTTATACATCGGGAGGAACAGCGACGGTGGCAGCGCGCTTGCGTCGCGGAGTGTTCGGTTCGCCTATCGGAACCCACAATATCGGGTCCGTATTCCTTCGTTTGGATGATGGCATGTTCGTTTGGGAAGCCGATCCAACATTAGTCGGTTTTCCTGTGAGCATTACTGGTGCCACAAACGCCAGCCCCATCTCCATCACGGCCAGCAATCATGGATTGTTTACCGGGCAATCGGTTTCGATTTCCGGCGTGCTGGGCAACACGGCGGCGAATGGGCAATGGGTGATCACCGTCACCGGAACCAACACATTTACCTTGAACGGCTCGACCGGGAACGGAGCTTATACTTCCGGCGGCGTGGCAACTCCGCTGATCTTTTTCAAATTTACCAGCTTTAACCGCATGGGCCTGATGGAGCAATCGCTGGCCAACGCCACGGCCTATCCGTTCCTTTTTATGGGCTTGTTTGGCAACCACGATGAGACGCCAGCGAACAATGCCACCATCGATTCACAATTCGTTTCCGGCACCGCCGTCAACATCAGGATTTATGGCGCTTCGGTTGGAAGCTCCTACAAAGCCTGGAAGATGAAAGACCAGGGCGCAATCAGAACAATTCCCGGGCAAACCCTGTCTTTGGTCGACGACACCGGGGCCGCTCCGCAGATCACCACGATCTATTGGATTTCGTATGACTTCAATGCGGCCACGCACCGGGCGTGGGCCAATTACAACAATTACGTTCAAGCGGTCTATCGCGGACAGATGCGGGTTGGCTCGTTGACCACATGCAATTCCAGCGGCACCGGCGGAACCACGGGCGGGCAGGGCACGTCCAGCACGGGAACAGGCTCAGGCGCTCCCGGTCGTCCGCTGCCACAATCATAAAATTTCAGGAGAGATGACTTTGAAAAAGCTACTTTCAGTTTTCGCATTTGTGTGTCTGGCCATCGGCGCGCATGCCCAGAATCTAACCACTGTTTCGGCCTCGAACATCACTGACATCAATGGAACGAAGCTTGCCGCCGGCCAGCTCTGCTTTTTAATTACCGACCAGCAGGACAACCCAATCTCTGTCGAGATCGGAGGCGGCGGACAGGCCTTAAAGCGCGGCTATTGCTCGCCTGTTGCGGCGGGCGCAGTCAGCCCAACTTTTACCGTGCCAAATCCAGCGGCCACGCTGCCTTCGGGAATTTACTATCGCGTTACGGTGAAAGACTCCAGCACAGGGCAGGAAGTGCTCCGGTACACCGGAGTGTCCTTCTCTGGAGCCACGTTCAACTTTGACAATTACGCGCCGGTAAATCTGGGTAGCTTTGCGCCCCTCAGCGGCAATAGCGTTTCCGGCAATCTGGCGGTCAGTGGAAACATCGCGGCCACCGGGACGGTCACGGGATCCAATATCCCTTCCAACATCCTTCAGCAGATTTTCAACGCT